CAGACATTAAACGTTTAATGATAGACTTTGCAAACGCAAACCCTGTTAAACTGTTACACCATCCAGAATACTCTGAGACGCACACAGACGCTGTCTTAAAGCATTTACATAAGTATGGCTTAATGTTAGTTGCTGAAGACAACAACAGAGTAGTAGGAATACTATTAGCAAGTGTAGTAGCAGATATATGGCTACCAGACATAAAGAGAATGTCAGAAATAGCATGGTGGGTAGAGGAAGAATACAGAAATACCACATGTGGCGCAAGATTACTTAAAAAATACGTAGAATTAGGTATAGAATATCAGGAAATGGGCGTAATTAGTTGTTTTACACTAACAACTCTAGCAAGTACACCAGATATGAAGTTACATAAACGTGGTTGGACACCTATAGATTACAATTGGGTATTTAAGGGGAAATAAATGGCAGTATTTACAGCAATAGCAACAGCAGTAGTAGGTTTTTTTGCAACTGCAGGCACAATATTAGGGTCTACTTTGTTATTCAATACCGTTGTGGGTATTGTAGCAGGAGGACTAGCATTTGCTACTGCAAAAGTATTAGGTGTTTTTGAACCACCTGACTTAGGACCAGATCCAGGTGTTAAAATACAGTTAGCACCCAGTACAGATAATAAAATAGGTATTGCTTACGGGCAAAACTTTATGAGTGGTCCTATAACAGATGTTGCAATCAGTAACAGTAATGATACTATGCACTATTGTATAACACTTAGTGAACGTGTTATAGGCGGTACTTATACCGTTAATCAAATATTTAGAGATACCAGTACACTTAACTTTAGTTCTGGTAATGCAAGTGTAAATTCACAAACAAATCCTAACAGCACTAATGTTAGTACTATAGCAGGTAAAATACGTTGCAGAGTTTACGCAGGTGGTACAGCAAGTACAAATCAGGTATTTCCTACTAGTAACAAAGTAGACGCAACTACTATGATGCCACACTGGACTAACACTACTGACTATAGCATGGAAGAATTAGTGTTTGCAATGGTAGAAATAGACTATGATGCAGAAAATGGCTTAGTAGGTCTGGGAGGCATGTCCTTTGACATAACAAATAGTATTAGTAACCCAGGAGACGTCTTAATAGATTATCTAAACAATACCAGATATGGTGCTGGCTTGGCCAATACTAGCATTGATGTTACAAGTATAACAGGTGCCGCAAATACAAGTTTAAAAGGTTATGCCGCAGAACAAATAAGTTTTACAAGATTTGGTGGTGCTAGTGCAACACAAGACAGATGGCAAATTAATGGATATTTAAGTACGTTTGCAGATGCATCTACTAACATTGCTAAAATATGCCAAGCAAGTGCAAGTTTCTTTTTGTTTGATACCAAACAGGGTAAGTTTAAAGTATTGCCTAACAGAACAGCAAGTAGTACATTTAGTTTAAATGACGATAACATAGTAAGTAAGATAGGTGTATCAGGTACTGAATTGTACAGTTTGTATAACAAGTATCAGATAGAGTATAATGACAAAGACAGAAGAGATCAAACAAATACTATACAAATTAGTACGCCAGCAAGTGAATTAAACAGTGGTGAGCCAGAAAACATGGCACAATTAAGATTAGACTTAGTTAATGACCCAATAAGAGCAACACAAATTGCAAACTTAGATTTAACACAAAGCAGAAACGGTATGATTGTTAGTTGTACAGCAGATTATAGTGCTATGCAAGTAGATGCTGGTGATGTTGTAGATCTAACAAATGCAGATTACGGATTTACTGCAAAAGAGTTTCGTGTTATGAAAGCACAAGAGCAATTAGATGAATCAGGTATGATTAACGTTGCTTTAACACTATTAGAGTACAATGCTGATGTTTATGTACAACCAGCCGTAACAGCACAGGCACCACAGTTGCCTATAGATATACCAACTATACCTATAGTACCAATTGTTATACCAGGCGTGTATGATGGTACATATGGAAATGTTACTGTTAATCAGGGCTCGTATGGTAATGTTATTGTTAATGACACTATGAAAACGTTTGGTGCAGGTACGCAGTTAGCAGATAATCCAAATAACACAATTACTCTAACAAATAATGGTACATTCCAAAATTTGCATACTCCTCAACTATATGACACAACAGGAGTCAATTTAGGTGATTATGAATTAACAAGTATAGGACAATTAACAGGTACACTTACAGCAGATACAAGTTATAATTATGGTATGAAAACATTAGCAAGTGTTACTTGGGCAAATGCAACAGCAACGCATGTACAATCAGTAGATACTAGTATGCAATTTAATGGACTTATAAATACTGTACCACCAGCAGTATCTTTAGCAAAAAAAGTATCTTTAACTATTGCAGGGTCTGGTGGAGCGGCATCAGATATGTTGCCATCTAACATTACTTTAGTACAACAGGGTTTAACTAATACTGGTGTTACAGGCCCTGGTTTTGCAAATATGGGATATCAATTGTTAAGAGTTACTAAAGGAGAATTATAATGTATAGAACATTATATAGTAAAACAACTGGTAAAATAGAAATATCCAGAACAATGTCAGCCAGTATATTAGCACAAATGTTGGCTAACAATACTGATTTAGCATATCTAGATGTATATACAGACGATATACAAAACAAAAAAATTAATTTAGATACATTAGCAATAGAAGATGATGTACCTGCTTTTGACTTTGATGGATATTTAAGAACATATAGAAATAATGCCTTAATGGCTAGTGATTGGACACAAGGCGTAGATAGTCCATTGTCAGACAGCAAAAAAACAGAATGGCAAACATACAGACAAGCATTAAGAGATTTACCTAGTACACATGCTACATTAACAGATATTAATAACTTAGTAATGCCTACCAAGCCGGAGTAAAATATGTCAGAAAGATATGGATTTTTTAAAAACAAATCGAGAGCAGGGATAACCGGCGATTTTGTACCTTATCCTACATTTCCGGATATGCCAAATGCAACAGTTTACTATAATTTTGCAAACAACAGTACTAAAACAGGTAATGTATCTTTAGTAAATGCAAATGCAAGTACATTAGTTAACTTAGATAGTGCAAATATACAACCTTTAGCATTGCCTACTACAACAGGTAATGTATTGTTTACAGATTTAAAATCTCAAAGTTTTTACAATTATGACTATGTAACTGAGAACATTACTGCACAAACATGGACAAGAAGCGGATTTCCTAGTTTTTCAAATACTGCATTGAATGGCTTAGTAACACAAACATGGGCTAAAAACGGTGACATACATATCTTTAATGGTACCACAGATGGAATAATGAGTAATTTATTTTTAGAAGCAAATGTAAGTACATCTACGATAAGTTGTTATTTATCTACGTCTTTTTCTAATGTTCATCATGCACCCAGAGGAGATATCAGAACAGTAGTGCCTATAAATGAAGGTAATGTATTGCTAATGAGACAAAAGTCTTTACAAAGTGGGGGCGAACCAGTACTACCTTATCAGATCTGGAATACAACAACTAAAACATGTAGTAATGCTTTTATAAATTACGGCAATGCTAGTTTTGATAGTAATTTAACAGACAACAGTACCAGAGCAGTATTAAGTCCTAGTAACGGTAATGTATATATTTTGCCAGGACAGGCTTGCTTTGCTAACTCATTTATTAATCCTACTAATGTAGACTTTAATCAAAAGGTAATTGTAGAAGTAGATTTTACAAATTCAGTTGTTGCAGAATATATACCTAGCAATGCATCTATAAAGGCCGCTTTAGCATATACTGACAATGACAGATTTGATCCTGCTTATAGTAGTGTTTCAGTAGGTGCAGATGGACTTGTATATATGTTTCCTGGTAAACTACCAACTGGTACGCCTCTTACAACTAGAAATAATATTATTTCTTTTGATCCTACTAATGTAGATGCGACACTAACAATGGGCGATTTAAGTGCATGGGATAGTGCAAATATAAGTTTACATAGTAGTAGATATGCTTCACTAGGTATAGATGGACATATCACAGCAAATGTTACACACAGAGTACTTGCTACTAGTGTAGAAACATCATATTTGTTAAGTATAGACACTAATCCTACATCAGCAACGTATAGAACAGGATATTTAGTATCAGCATCAGGCTTTAACAAATTAAGTAAAAACTTTACTTGGTGCGGTAATGGTAACTTATTAGGAGGACCTATAGCATCAGATAGTGGTAGTGGGTTCCCAATAAAAGTAATACAAGTAAGCGGAGTAGGTAGTTTTAAAACACAATATGCAACATGGAATAGATATACTAAAAATAGTTATATCGATGGTTTCATGTAAAAATGCAAAAAAGGATAAATAGTACTACAATTTAAGGCTATATGCGAACACGCATATAGCAAGTTCCAATAGGAGACGAGCATCATGAGTGGAAGACTTTTATCATTCAAAAATTACGTAGGTGGAGCAGATAACGTTCAAGTTATTGAGTTATTTCCATCTAGTCAGCAAACATATACTTACAATTTTAACACTAATATTAGTAGTTACACATTCGCGGCAGATCAGCAAACTATAATTATAGACGCTATGACATATAATGTGTCGGATGGAGAACCTAACTTTACTAACGCTAATGTGTTAGGTAGTTATGCAAATTCAGAAATAACAAGTGCAAATATTGTAGTAACAAATGCAACTACAGGCCTAGTTAATTTTACAATACCTAAAAACAGGTATACAGGCAATATTATACCAGATGCTCGAACAAACGTACCAATCACAGTAGTTTCATTTAGATGGACAGATACGTCGGTTACTCCTAATACAACAGATTCACATAGATGGGCAGTCATAGAAAGATATGAACCAGATGTTGTTATAGGTGACCCAATATTCGGTGCAGGATTCACAGCGATACCAACATCATAGGAGCATATTATGGCAGTAAGCAATATAACGCTCTCTACTACTCAAGCAAATATAACAGTAGATAGCACTAATACAACAGTAACAGTAGGTTCTACTTTAGCAAACGTTGTAGTTGGTACAAGTGTAAACACCAGTAATGCAGAAATAAGAGGAGCAATTAGTAATGTAACTCCTATACTGTACGATGCAAGTACAGGTGTTCTTTCCTTTGATACAAGTGCTGTACTAAACAGCAAAGTAGTAGATAATGGCGCACAAAGTGGCGACATCACTATAAACTTAAACACCGGCAGAATTCACAATATACAACTAGGTAGTGGTAACATTACTGGTATATCATTTACAGGTTTAGTTTCAGGTGCTTCTGCAACACTTGTTTTTACACAAGATGGAAGTGGTGGTACTTATTTAGATACTACAACAACACCAAGCAATTGGACTACATGGGAATTTGCAAACAATTTTAAAGATTTTGATATAAATCCTACTAACTGGACAGCAATGAACTTGTTTTACGATGGTAACAAGATATTTGCCAGTTTAGTAACAGATAGTGCAGGAAATATTACTAACGCCGAAATGGCAAATAGTAATGTTGTAGTTAATGGTGTAACAATAGATTTAGGTAGTAGTGGTAACATTACAGCACCTATGGATTTAACAGTTTTAAGTGTTTCAACAGCAACACCCAGTGGTAATGGCGCACTAAGTTATAATGACACTTCAGGTGTATTCACATTTACACCAGCAGTAGCAAACACTGGTGGTATTGCACTTACAGATTTAAGTGTAACACAGGCAAGTGCTAGTAGTACTGGTGCTTTAGCATATAACAACAGTTCAGGTGTGTTTACATATACACCTCCTCTATTAACTTCGTTTGTAGAACTATCTGATTTAAGTGTAACACAGGCAAGTGCTAGTGGTACAGGCACACTTGCTTACAACAACAGTACAGGTGTAACTACATATACACCACCAGATTTAAGTACATTCGGTACAAGCAATTTAACAAATGCACAGGTTATATCACATATAGCCACAGTCCCCCTAGCAGTAGGTGGTAACTTATCAGTAACTGGTAATATTGATGCTACAGGTAACATAAATTACCAAAACGTAACTGACTTATTTGTAAGAGATCAAAGTATAACACTAAATGCTAACGCAACAACAGATGCAACAATAGAAATTATATCAAACAGACCTCAAAGCACATATCAAGCAAAATTAACATGGAATGAACCATCAGAAGTATGGACATTTATGAATGGAGACAATGTTTTCCATGAAATGCTTACAAGTACTACAGCAAGATCGTTAATAAGTACAGCAACACCGGCCACACCAAGTGGAGGAGGTGCATTAGCATACAACAGTACAACAGGTGCGTTAACATTTACACCAGCAGTTCCAGGTATTGCTTTAACTAATTTAAGCACAACAACAGCATCAGCAAGTGGTGGTGGCGCCTTAGCATATGATAATAGTTCAGGTGTATTTACATTTACCCCAGCAGATTTAAGTGGTGCAGGCGTAAGTAACGCTCAAGCACAAGCATTTATACAAAGTAGCGGACTAACAATGACTGCCGCTATTGGTAGTGATAGTGCTATTACTACAACTAGTGATATAACCGCAGAT